GCCGACGATCTGGTCATATCCGCGGTCGTGCGTGGTCGGCGAATTGGACGTGCCTTCGGAGAAGCGCAGCATGCCCAGAAAGGCGCGGCGGTTGTCGATAGCGTTCACAGCGTTTCCTTCACGTCCCGCGCCAGCTCGGCAATGTCCTTGCCCTGGCGTCGCTGAAACCACAGCGCCACGGCCCGCGTAATCCACCAGGCCGGGGCGCCCACCATCAAATCGACCGGTTTCGGACCGAGCACAGCGGCAATGGCCGGCACATGCTGCAGGAGCACCGAAAACGCCAGGTCGCCAAACATGATGGAGAACGCCCCCGCGCAGGCCAGACGCACCACGAATTCCTTCTCATTGAAGGAGCCATCGACGTTGCGCGGGGGCAGGACGATATAGAGCAGCGCGGCACCAACCATGCCGAGCACGGCCTTGATGCCGTAGATTTTCAGGATGGCAGCGATGCCACCAGCGGATTCTGCTGCCATAACGTGGTTTCCCCTTGTCAGTGTTTTCGTATTCATGTTGTCAGTCCCATAGGCTAATGCTGTCCTGCGTGGTGCTGGGCGCTTCCACAGCAGCGGGCAGCGTAACTACCGTTCCCGCTGGCAGCACCGCCCCGAAGGCGGCCAAGGATGGATTGAGCGCTAACGCTTGCTCCACATAGCCGCTACTGGCGCCCAGGTAGCGAAACACCAACGCATCGAGCGTGTCGCCCTGCTGGCTGCGCACCTGCATCAGATCAGCTCCACAGTCGCATGCGTGCGGCCGAGAATGTCATTGATGGCCCAATGGCCGTTACGGCGCTGCACGTCCGGCGCCGTATCCATCCATTCCATGTTTTTCTTGTCGGTCAGGGCACTCGCGGTGGTGTCGTAGTCCCGATAGCTTTCGAAGATGTCAGCCTTGGCGAAGCTGTAGACGGCACGGCGGTAATGCGCGACGTACTGGCTTTCGCCGTCCACCTTGAGCGCAGGAACCTCTTCCAGCTTCTGGATGCCCCTGGCCAGGTAATTGGCCTGCCATTCACTTAGCAGCCGATTCGTGGTCAAGATCGCGTCCACCAGGGCCGGACGCAGGCGCGCGTCGGTCACGGTCGAATCCAGCCGCATCGCATCCCGCATGGCCGGCATGCTGATGTCGGGGAAAAATCCGTCATTGGTAATGGCCTTCACGTCGGCCGGCACGGTCGGCCCCGCCGTCACCGGCACGTCGTCGATATAGCTCATGGTCTTGATGTCATTGGGGGGCGGTGGCCGAGACATCCGACGGACAATGCCGCTTCCGTCTCGGGCCGCCCCTGCGCCGTGGGGTGCTCTTTACTTGACCGGCTCGGCGAACTTCTTCAGTCGCCGTTCCAGCCGCTCGATTTCCTTCTTGACGCCGGCCGCCTGATGCAGCTCGCTCGCACGGGTGAGGTGCTGCAGCGAAGCCGTGGCCCGGTCGGCGGTGGCCGCCGTGATGTTCTCGGTATCCACCTGATTGACCAGCTCCAGCAGGGCCAGGCCCAGCGCTTTATGCACCTTGGCGCGCGCTTGGTCGGGCGTGTCGGCATTGCCCGTCATGGCCAGTACCTGTTGCAGGATCTCGGCCGCGCGGGCCGGGTCGTCCTTCAACTTGCCGCCCAGGCTGGCGCCCGCGAAATCGTCTTGCAGCAGCGTGGGCAAGGTCCGGTTGTAGCGATCCGGTAAAGTGAACTGGTGTTCCAGCGCATAGGCCGAGAGCTGCAGGGCGCGTTCGTAGTCGCCGACATCGATGTGCCACACCAGCACGTTGACCAGCACTTCGTCGTGCGCGCCACGGCCGCCCGCCAGTACGCCATCAATCCAGTCCTGATAGGCCGGCAGCAAGGTGGCCTTCATCTCGATTTTGCGTTCGATGGACTGGATATTAGACAGCGTGCGGCGGTCTTCATGGAGCTTCATCAGCATCAGCTCATAGGCACTGCCGGTGGTCACGCCGCCCGGCTCGCCGGCGGACGCCGCCAGCTTGCCGAGCATGCGCTCCCGGTGGCGCGCGGCAGGAGACAGGCGAGACATCAGGCGCCGCCCGCTGCCGCATCCTGCAGCACCACGTTTTCCACCAAGGCGGCCAGGCCCTCGTCCTCGATCACATAGGCGTCATTGGACGATTCATAGTTCTCGATGCGGTCGGCCTTCGGTTCATCGACCACGCGACGGCGACGGCCGCCGTTCTGGAAGTAGATCGACAGGTTGTCCAGGCGGGTAATCAGCATGGCATTGGCCGGGAAGGACGGCACGCGCACCGCCGGCAAGCCGCCGATACGCTTCTGGCTGATGATGATGTCTGCGGCCAGAGTCTCAGTCGGGGCCTTGTCCTTGTTGATCAGCGGGAAATACTTGTCGTGCAGCAGTTCACGGCCGACGATGACCACCAGGCCGGTATCGTCCTGATACCACGGGTCCAGATTGGTCACAGCGTCATACACGGCAGCATCGAGGTTCGCGTAGTCCGCACCGGCACCACCGCCGATGACCACCTTGCCGGGCAGATCCTGGCCGACCAGGCCCATGACGCGCTGTGGCGAGTTCTCGCGGATCTGTTGCAACCAGCCCTTGTTCACGTCCTGCAGCAGCGGATACTGCGTCAGATTGGTATCGGCCGCGACCTTCACGCCGTTGAAACCGATCATGATGCGGTCCAGCGCCTGGCGCTTCAGGATCGCATTGGCCACACGGGTCTGGAAGTCTTTGAACTTGGCCCAGGCATCCAGCTTGGCATAGGTGATATGGGTGTCGAAATTGGTCTTCTCGCAGCGATAGCGGCTGTTGGTCATGACCGAAGCATCGCGCGTGCTGCGGCGCTTGTCGCCGCGCGTATCGGTGCGGCTGGCGATCGGGCCGGACACGCCCAGGCCGATTTTCTCGCCTTCCAGCTCATCGACGCCGATGATGTTGATGCTGCCCAGAAATTCGGACGATTCCTGCATCTTGTCTTCCAACTTCTGCTGCACGCTCGGATCCACCGAGAAGGTGGAATGGACGGCGCCGCCGGCGACATCGTTGAGCGTCGCCAGGCGCGACGTGTAGGCGTTATAGGCGGCGCGGGTCTGATTCTTCATATGTTCTGCTCCAGTGAAATGCGGAAATGGTGTACTTGGTCGGCCGGCAGCTTAGAATTCGGTCTGCACGGTGCCGCTGTTGCCGCCACCGGTAGCCGGCGGGCGCTGCAGGTTGCTCTTGTCGGTCAGGTTGATGGTCTGGCGGAATTGCTCGGCGGCGGTCGATTCGTCGCCCACGCGCTTTTCCAGCTTCTCCAGACGCGCAACGGCCTCGGCGACATCCTTGCCCGCCTGCGCGGCAGACTGCGCGAACTCGCCGACCTTCTCGGCCACGGCAGTCATGGCGGCAACCACGTCGGCGTGCTGGGCATCGGCCTTCTTCTCGCCGCCACCAATGCGGCTGAACAGTTGCTTGATGGTCTCGGCCACGCTCGGGCCGTCTTCCTCGAATTCGAGCTTGGCCTCAATGGCTTCAGAGAACAGGTTCTCCGGCTTCAGCTTGCGGGGAGTAAAGGGCGAGGCCTTGGGATTGGTGGCTGAGAACTGCAGAATCTCGGTGCCCAGGCTGGCGGGGCTGTCGGTCACGGCCAGGCCGACCAGATAGGAACTGCCGGTATCCGCAAACTTGTCGGCCAGCTCGATGCTGGTGAAGATCTTCTGACGGTCCTTGTTCATGGCGATCAGTGCGGGCGTCGGTTCGATCTGGGCGAACAGGGCCAGGCGCTTACCGTTCTCGGTGTCGACCTCTTCGGCCTTCACTGCCAGCACATCGCCGTAGGCCTTGAACGGACCATCAGGAAGCAAGCTGCGCAGGTGTTCGACCCACACGCGAGCGCCGTAGGTTTTCACGTTGTAGGTGTCGGCCATTTGTTGGATTTGCTCGCGGCTGATGCTACGGCCGTCGGTGGTCGCGCCCTCGGTCGCGACGCGGAAAAATTTGCTCTTGGTTGCCATGAGTTTTCGCGCTCGTTATCGGTTGATCGGATAACGTCATCTTCTGCCGATGGGCGAAATGCATCAATCAAGTGAGGGTTGTTATCAGGGATAGCGACTCGGCAAAGTCCCCGCTACGCGCGCGCGCCGCCTACGCTTGCGGCATGTTAGAAATTCCAGAAGACATCAAGGACAACATCGACCAGGCGGCCGAGCCTCGACAGGTCGCGCGCCGCCTGTATTTCGAAGGCTGGCGCATCTCGTCGATTGCACGCCATCTGAAGATCAAACGATCTACCGTCAATAGCTGGAAGCACCGCGATGAATGGGAAAAAGTCTCGCGCCTGGAGCGCGTAGAGATTGCCCTTGAAGCGCGCATAGTGCAACTGATCGCCAAGGAAGTAAAGGGCAATGGCGAGTACAAGGAACTCGACGCGTTGATGCGTCAACTTGTGCAGGCCGCGCGCGTGCGCCGCTATGAGCAGCCGGGCGGAAACGAAACCGACCTCAATCCCAAGCTCGCCAATCGCAATGCAGGACCGAAGAAAAAACCGGTGCGCAACGAGTTCAGCGAAGAGGCACAGCAACGCATCGTCGAGGCATTCAATGACTCGCTCTTCGACTATCAAAAAATCTGGTACCGAAACGGTAGCGAGCGCACGCGCATCATCCTGAAATCGCGCCAGATCGGCGCAACGTGGTACTTCGCGCGTGAGGCGCTGATTGATGCGATCCAGACCGGGCGCAATCAGATTTTTCTCTCTGCCTCGAAGTCGCAGGCGCACGTCTTCAAGCAATACATCATCCAGTTTGCAAAGGACGCGTGTGGAGTGGAGCTGTCCGGCGATCCTATCGTATTGCCCAATGGCGCGCACCTCTATTTCCTCGGCACGAACGCACGAACCGCCCAGGGCTACCACGGCAATTTCTATTTCGATGAATTCTTCTGGACGCACAATTTCACCGAGCTGAACAAGGTCGCGTCCGGCATGGCCCTGCACAAGAAGTGGCGTAAAACCTACTTCTCGACACCATCGGCCACGACGCACCAGGCCTATCCGTTCTGGACTGGCGAGGCCTTCAACAAGCGCCGCGCCAAGGGCGAAAAGGTCAACATCGATGTGAGCCACAAGCGCCTCTCATCGGGATTCACCGGTGAAGACAAGATCTGGCGCCAGATCGTCACGATCATGGACGCGGCCGCCGGTGGCTGCGACCTGTTCGACATCGACGAACTGCGCGACTTCGAATATTCGCCGGACCAGTTCGACAACCTCTTGATGTGTAACTTCATCGACGATTCTGCGTCGGTGTTCCCCCTGGCCGACCTGCAGCGCGGCATGGTCGATTCGTGGGTGGATTGGGATGACTACAAGCCCTTCACGGCACGCCCCTTCGGCCACCGCCCTGTGTGGATCGGTTATGACCCTTCGCTTACCGGCGACAGCGCCGGCTGTTCGGTGATAGCGCCACCATTGGTCCCCGGCGGTAATTTCCGCATCCTTGAGCGCCACCAGTGGCGCGGCAAAGACTTTGCCGAGCAGGCCGCACTCATCAAGGAAATGTGCGGCCGCTACAACGTGCAGTACATCGGTATCGATACCACCGGTATGGGCGTGGGTGTCTATCCCTTAGTAAAACAGTTCTTCCCAGGTGCCACCGCAATCAGCTACTCGCCCGAAGTCAAAACGCGGATGGTGCTGAAGGCACAAAACATCATCCGCAGCGGCCGCCTGCAGTTCGATGCCGGCTGGACGGATATCGCGCAGTCCTTCATGGCCATTCGCAAGATCCTCACGCCCAGCGGGCGCGCTGTCACCTACGACGCCGGCCGTTCGGAAGAAACCGGCCACGCTGACTTGGCCTGGTCGGTCATGCACGCCCTCGACTATGAGCCCTTCGAAGGCGCCACCGCTAACAACACCTCTTCCATGGAGTTCTTCTGATGAAACACAGAGCACGCCGCCGCGCGGCTGCATCCGACAACACGCTGCTGGCAAAGGTCGCGGCACCGCCGCCAGCCGTTGAGGCATTTTCTTTTGGCGATCCTTCGCCCGTGCTGGAGGGCCGCGACATGCTGGCCGATGTCGAGTGCTACCGCAATGGCGATTGGTACGAGCCGCCCTTGAGCATGGCAGGCCTGGCCAAGTCCTTGAATGCCAGCGTTCATCACGCTAGTGCGATCTGGTGCAAGGTCAATATCCTGGCCTCGACCTTCCAGCCGTCTGCCGTCTTGTCGCGTGGAGACTTCACGCGCCTGGCGCTGGACTTCCTGCTGTTCGGCAACTGCTACGCCGAGCGGCGCGAGAGCATGACGGGCAAGCTTTTGAACCTCAAGCCGGCATTGGCCAAATACACGCGCGTCGGGGTAGAGCCAGGGCGCTACTTCTTCGTCAATGGCTGGCGAGATACCTACGAATTTGAGCGAGACGGCATCTGGCACTTGCAGGCGCCCGACATAAATCAGGAAGTGTACGGCGTGCCGCAATACGTGAGTGCGCTGCAATCTGCCTGGCTCAATGAGTCGGCCACGCTCTTCCGCCGGCGCTACTACCTCAACGGCTCGCATGCCGGCTTCATTCTCTACATGACCGACACGGCCAGCAACGTCAATGACGTGGACAAGCTGCGCGAGGCAATGCGCAACAGTAAGGGACCGGGCAACTTCCGCAACTTGTTTGTGTATGCACCTGGCGGCAAGAAAGACGGCCTGCAGATCCTGCCGGTCTCTGAGATCGCTGCCAAGGATGAATTTTTCAACATCAAAAACTGCACGCGCGACGACGTGCTGGCCGCGCATCGCGTGCCGCCGCAATTGCTCGGAACCATGCCCAACAACACCGGCGGATTCGGCGATGTGACGAAAGCCGCCGCCGTCTTTGGCTGCAACGAGATTGAGCCATTGCAGGCGCAGTTTCTTTCATTGAACGAGTGGGCCGGCCAAGAGGTGGTCCGTTTCCGTTCCTATCAACTCCCTACCAATGAAAGCAAGTAAATATGAGCGATCACGCAGATAACGCCGACAACAAGATTTATCGAGTAATCGCCTCCGGCTTGGCAGCAGTCCGACGCGCTCCGTCGCTGCAGCCGGATTGCCGCTGCCACTTTTGTGATGAGGTGGTGGCGGTTGATCTTCTGTTTTGCGACATCAATTGCCGCGACGATTACCAGCGCGAGATGTCGGCACGGAGCCGAGGCGGAAAAAATGGTCCCGCATGATGAGGGACCGAATGGGGCCATAGGAGGCCCCCAAGGATGCAGCATCATGCATTAATTCATGCCAGATTAAAAATCATGTAAGCCGATCGGTGTGGCGGAATGGAATTGCATCATCAATTTTCTCGCGTTGTTCTTAGACAATAGCCTTGTAATGGCGCTGCCAAACCTGCTCACATCAAGCAGAAAAAATGCCTTTGGAAGACAAGGTAAGGTGGGGAAAATGGAGAAGATCAAGTCCGCAGGAAAATCGACAGATCAGGCTTTTTAGTTGCTCCAGAGTATAAGTCTGATCAATAGAAAACCTTATAAATATCCGATGCTAATTGATCCGACGAAGCTCAGCAGGAATTTAAGTCGATAGAAGTCATTCCATACTAATGGGATAAATAATCCGAAGAAAAAAGTTCCCATTATTAAAAGAAATATTCCCTGTTGATTTCATAGAATTGACAGCTTCCTGTCAGGCTTTATACATAACTTTGTGAAATCATCAGTCTTTACATATTTAAAGATTTTGCCCTCCCTGATTAGTTTTTGACAAATCCATTCCCACTCGTGTGACGGCAATTTTTTACAGTCAATTGTCGTTACTCTCACCACTGCTGATCAATGGCGTCTGCTCAAATACCGAGAGAAGAAAGTACAGAGAACCAGCATTGACATGAGTATGGCTTTACTTCACTGCACATTCGAATTTTTTGGTTTTAGCTTGGCCAGTGGCCGAATACTGCGTGTTAGATGTTTTCGCAAACTAAGCAACAGGTGAAGGCTAAAACCATAGTTGATGACCCGAAAAGATGGCGCACCTACCATTTTTCAAGGAACACGTCATCGCAAGAAAACTTCGAGAATTAGCGAAGGGTTGTCGAATAGTGCGGAGTAGCCATCGGGCGAATACCTACACACCAAACTTAGACTCTGAAAAAGGCAATCTGCCCTGAGAGACTTGAGAAATCATGATTGCTAACTTTAAATTCTGGCTTTCAAAAGTTATTTCTAATGTGATGCTTTCACTGAGCATCGGATTCTTCGTCGCACTCTACTACATCTTCTTCGCGTTGTTTGATTGGTGGCGACAAAGGAAATGTGATCACAAGAAAATCAGAGAGAACAGAGGCGGTCATGCAATCTGCAGTGACTGCAACAAGAATCTGGGGTCTATTGGTGAATGGCAGGAAAAGCAAGCGGAAAAAATGCCCGTAGGTGAGCAATCGGAAAGAGCGCTTAAGACGGTTAAATTGAAATCTAAGTCCTAAAATTTGACTTCAGCAGCCCTTGCCATTTCTCCAATGAGCCATTAGCAGGCGAGCTGCTGTTTTGCAACGTGGATTGTGGCGATGACTTTCAAAAATGTAGTCGGCGCATCGTCGCGCCGAAACACCTTTGCTACAGGCTCGAAAAGCGAGGGAGCAAATCTTGATCAGCAAGGCGAATCTCAATCGCGTTTGCAACCTTGATGTGCTCTTTGTTTTTAATAGAGAATGTTTCGTTCGGAACGCTGACGACGATTGTTCCTTTCCGCTTCTTGTCTTTGTCCCAAACTGGAATCAGCTCTGGAGCCTCTGGCACCTGGGCGGGGGTCAGTATCTCAGGCAAATACAGCATCCAGCCGACGCATGGGCGATCTTCGAAGACGGCATGTCGGGTTTCGTACGGAGGGGGGCTGACCTGGATATAGGGTGCAGGGAAGATTTCTAGAAGGGTATTGATAATCTGAACGATATTTCCCTTTTCCTCCAGAGCATGAACGGCTTTTGCATTGATTTCAAAGGCCGAGTTCGAACTATTCGAACCGACAGATAGTTCATGCAGGATGACTGCTCCACCCGTATCTTCCTGACCGTTCCATATACCTAGTGGTCTAAAGGTTTCTGATGGATCGTTTTTTTCCTCTTCTTTAAAAATAGAAATAGCCGCCTCCGACGGCCCATTTTTCTCAAAAGCGACGTTGCGTCGCGCATTGTCAGGTGTATCCGCTGGCGGGCACCAGTCTTCAAGCGGCATACCTATTTTGTCTAGCGCGATAGCTACCTTCCATAGCTGATTGAGCTGTTCGGGAATACTAGGAAGGGTATCGATGCCGGCTTTATAAGCGAATTGAATATTCATTAGATTAGGGCATAAAAACCACAGTTATGAGTAAACCTCTGGTGCTGAATCGGCGTCGCATATGGGCGGCAACGAATTTTTCCATGAAGTACCAATTCAGACGTGCAGGAGACGATGCTGTAATCACAGCATTTTGCTTTGCTGCTTGCGTCAGAAGCTTCCTATATCCGGTGAACGAAAAAAAGAACTTGGGCTTGTCCGCCTCTTGATCAAAAAATTGGGCGTATCTTGCTTTGGCCTCCTGCAAGAGGCATGCAGGAGAACGGAATCCATCAAAGTCCACACCAGAAAATGCCCATTCAGTATGCGGCGCAAAGCCCGTCACTCGCGCCTGATACTCGCGAGAGATATCGGACATATTCCATCTTCGCGTAACGAGTGCACCACCGTCCGGTGGACATTTGTTGCACTTATCACTTTGCTTTTTCACGTCAACTTGAGCAAGCGGCTTGCTTTCAGCGTCTTCAGCGTTCTTGGAATTTGTGTATACCGTCGCGGCACCAGCTGCTGCGGCAGCAGAGCCGATTAGCCTGATCCAGGCCACAACTGCTGCGGAAATGGTGGGAAGGTAGGGGATAGCCACAAGGCCCATGTTTACTCCTCTTCTTGTTCTGAAGTGCGGGCGAAGTAACGCAGCACGTCTTTCATGTCTTTCAGCCGCTGCTCTGGCGTGGCACCAGGCTTTGTCAGGTATTGCTGCGTCTCTGGCTGTTGGAATATTCCGGGCAGATCGGCCGACATGTACATCATGTAGATGACCGACGGCATTTGCGTAAAACCCAGGTTCATGCCGTTATCATAAGCGGCGCGCATCCGTCCAATGATCTCGGCGCGGCCAGGCTGTGCCAGAAGTTGAGGTCGGTCCACGAGGAACTCGTCGGCCACTGCTGCAACGAAATTATCCGTGTCGCGTGCCTGTACCTTCTGGAATTGTTCTTCAGTGATTTTGAGCATGATGCCTTCCAATACGCAGGCGACGCTTATCCATGAAAAACAGCCATTCGGTAATCCCCTCGAATAGATACTGACGCTGCGCCTCATCGAAATCCCGTGCCACATTGGCCAGTGCTCGCGGGTCCCATAATCGCAGCAGGGCCAGCCTGCCGTCTGGCAGTTCCACCTGCACGCGCGCCTGGAGGAAGGCCGCCATTCCGTCCAAGTCCATCGCGCTGATGATCCATGACACCGAGGGAGACGTTCTTTCCAGCTGTGCCACATTGCTGCGCAGATCGGCGGAGGCTCTTTCGGCATCCAGCAGCCACGGTCCCGATGGCGCAAGATGAGCATCGACCGTGCCAAGGAAGAGGCCGCGCACATGTTTGTCTTCTTCCAGCGCCTGTTCGTAATGAACCTGGTAATGAAAGCCATCGACCAAGGCATACAGCTTGAGTTGCGGAATCGTGCTGCGCAGTTGCGCAACCCGCTGTTGGATGTCGCCGGGCATCAGTCGCGCACGATCATGGTTGCGCCGGACTTTGCGGCATTCATCAGGCAACTTAGGCAAATGCCTGATTCGGCCGGGGCTGCAGCATTGGCCAGGAAGCTAGCGGCATTGCCAACGCTAGCGGCCGAGCCTGAAGTTTGCTCCATTACATGGGTGGTAACGGCCTGCGCAGCAATCAGGGTCGCCCCACATGCTGTGCGGTCTCCCTCTCGTGCCGGTGCCTTGCCGTTGCTGATCATGTCTTCAGCGCCGGTGGTGATCGGGAATGTTCCTTTGCAGCGCGGGCAGAAGGTCAGATCGCCTATGCCTGCCACGGCCTTGCCATGGATCAGAAAGGTCTGATCGCCGCTAATGACCGTGCCGCCATGGCTGGTCTTGTCTCCAATGGTGATGAAGGGACGACTCATGATTCCTCGCCAGGTTATGCATCGCGCACAAGCGGTGCGCTGTTGTGCTCGATTTGACGAGGGGCGACAGAATTTGTTCCCAGTATGCGGGAAAGGCGCTCTGATGGCGTCGGATGCGTTCGAAGGCCGGGGCTGGAGGAGGGCGGAGGATAAAGTGATTGCAAAAATGCAATTATTTTATCCTTTTTAGGTCGGCGCGCGCGGTTGCCCCCACCCCGCGCCTGCCCGCTACCTAGGTCGGTTTCGACTCAAATTTGGATCGGGTGCCGAAGCCCGCCCAGACTGGCGCAGCATCCTATCCGGCGGGCATAAAATCCGACGCATTTTGACGCACGTCGCGCCATTTTTTAATAAGATGAGTCTCCAACTACAAAAGGGGGCTAAAAATGCCTACATCGACCGATCTAGGGGCAAATAATCGAGGGGGAAATGTTGATCCCGTAAATCCGCCGCTTTCTGCATTATCACCACATGCACAAGCGAACTTTAAGGCTGAAAGTCAAAAGCTGGTGGACATCATGTTCACTCGCACCATGGATGTCGGCTTCGAACTCATTAAACACTTTGTCGCCGTAAATGCGGCCGGTGTCGCCGGGGCGACCGCACTTGCAAGCGCGGTCGCTGATGCCGCAAAGCTGGCAATCCCCTATTTTTTTGGTGGAATGGTTGTTGCCATCATCACGATGATCGTCGTTTATGTGAACGGCATGCTAATTACATCTGGCCTCTCGAAGAGATTAAGTGCCGTAGTCAATACACGAGCCCCCATTACGACGTTCAAATTCTCTCGTTCCATGTGGGCTGGTATTGTCATCACCTGGATCTTAAGTTTTATCTCGATCGTGCTCTTCGTACTTGGTGCAAGCGTGCTCGTCGTAAAAACCTATCCGTCCCTTTCCTAATAGACGATCACTTTGGCCGTCCACGCCGAAAATCGACAAACAAAATGCACCTGAAATTTAGCAAAACATTTGACTTGTTTGCGCAAGAGGCACACCTCACCAAAAATGCGTTGCTTTCGTCGTTTGATCTTCTGCTAAAGGCAAATTTCTATCAGGATCGCGACGGATTTTTTTATTCAGCCTTTTTTCATTTGACCATTGGCCTAGAGCGGATGATGAAGCTCGCGGTTGTTAGCGACCACATGCTGCAGAACAACTACTCCCCACCTTCTGATAAGTACGTCCGCTCTTTCTCCCACAATCTCGCCGAGCTGTATCAAAAAATGCTCGCACTGCAGCTGCGATATCTCGGCAGGTCAGCGATTCCTCCACCAGACGGATCAGCGGATCATGCACTTATTAATTTTCTAAGTAGGTTCGGGACTCGAACGCGTTACTTCAACCTCGATGAAATTCTCAAGTCGTCCAATGAGGCAAGCCCGCTGGACGAGTGGTTAGCGATCTCCGATTCAATCTACCGCGAGCACGTCCCAGGACACAGACGCCATCGCGCATCTATGCATCTGTTTCAGGTGATGGACAAGCATGGGATATATAACGGTTTTACTCCGCACTTGAATCTAGATGGACATCCTATGACCGTCTACGATCTCTGGCATCGTCAGCTCGTCATTGAGAAAAGCCGTCCTCTGGTCGTATGGCGCATCATCGAACTTTTTTACCCCATACATGCTCTCTTGACCGGCATGTCGCTGGCCGCCTCCGAATATGAAGTCGATCATAAAATCGAAAAAATGGTGATTCCCCACTACGAAGATTTTTTCTATTTTTTCAACGCGACGAAAGAATCCTGCTTAAAGCGTAAGCGGTGGCTCGACCTTTTCCATGCATGATGAAACTTCTTTTTTAGATCGCAATTTGTTGGTTATTGAACGAAGCCGAATCTAATGAAATCAGACACGACCCGTTTCTCGTTCTATAACCCATGGTTGGTAATGTCAGGCTCTGATTTAGGATTGTTTTTCCGCCATGCGGCAGTAGTTTTGTGATCAGGTGTTGTGCTTCAGTAAAGCGGGGCGATGAGCCCGACAATTAGACAACCCAGATTTCAGCTGGCCTTTTATGAGCTATGTCCTAACCACGCTCCGCGTCAAGAAGGCAGTACAGGAAAATACACAGCTCTGTGGGTAGCGACCACAAAGTCAAGGGAATTGAGATTTAGCTCGAGCATACCTAGAAAATCATCAATTACGCGAATAACTGCGTCTAGCCGCACTTCCAACTCGTCGCTGCGTCCCCTCGAGCCCACGTTGAATGGGCTGTTCCTCCCGTGAGCTACTTGATTACGTTTTTCGACAATCTCGTGTAGATACAGGTTATCGGCAGGGTTGCTGAAGAAGGATTGGGTGATACCAAGTGCTGCAGAAATGTCTAAAAGAGTCTCAGGCCATGCATTTTGTAATTGTGCAGAAAACAAAGAATTGTTTATCGTGCATACGTCAGCAGAAGCCATTTTTTTGACAAATTCGACCCGTTTCTTCATACGCTTGGAGTCGGATTGAAGCGAAGTAAATAAGGCATCGAAAGCGGTGGGGAAAAACTGCGGAACAAAATGTGCATGGGGTATCTGCAGGACTACGATTTGCTGCAGGTATTGTTCAACCCCTTCGCTAACAGACTTTTCAAACGCTCCGTACAAATGGACGTAAAAAAGTCCGCGCAATATCTTCACTTCCTCACTGTCAGTGGGGGGGACAGAGGTGGACTCTTGCGTCTTTATATGGCTCAGCAAAGAGCGAACATGTTGAATACGTTCGCTAATGCCTGAGCGCCCAATACTAAAGGTCATTAAAGAAAGTCACGAACAAAGTGAATTCGAGCTAGAACCATTTTTCGACTATTGGTGGCTCCTGTCGTTATTTTTTTTAATTCCGCATTTTGCGTAAGGCGGCCTAGTTTTCTTGTGTCTACCTGCTTGCCTTGCTGAAGAGCCAAAGCAGTGCCGACAGCCAATGCTTCAAACAAATTCACGGGGGTCGTACTGGACTGTCCGCGAGTGATGCCATTTGGATACGCCGCCGCAAGCAAGCTAAAGGTCTGCTTAAACAAATTTAATTTCGAAGTCGGCAATCTCTTAGGAGCGTGCTGCTTCATATAATCGTTTAAAAATCCTTTAACGCTATGCTCAAAAATTTGGTGATTTTCAAGATAGGAAAAAAAACGCAAGACATACTCTTCAGCCATACCGTTATGTTGCGACGATTCTTTCAGCCGGATAACAGCCTTAAATTCGGGACTTTTAGCTATTTTCTTCAATGCTTCATTAAACGGTCCACGAAAAATGCAATTTCGGATTTCCTGATTCGTCAGGGAGACGCCACCAGTATTCAATCTTTCGAACAAATCAAAACGCACGTTCAAATCGCTCTTGTCATTGAGCACCGTGACTCGTATGGGGCGAGTCATAAACATAAGCTGCATCGACTTAGGCAAATCGGAATAGCTGATATCGTTTAACGCAGAAAGCTTTTCCAATCCCGTAATTTTTAGCAGAGACGGTCGATTTATTAACGAAAGGATCTTAGCGTCCTCGCCCATGAAGTGCGCGATGGTAGAAAGACGTTGCACGCCGTCCACAATTTCCCAGGTTGAGTCGGAATTTGTCGCCATGAACAAACTAGGCACCGGAATGCCCAGCATGATTGACTCAATTAGCTCTGACTCCCGCTCTGTACCCCACACAAATTGCCGCTGATATTCCGGCGGAACCTTAACGGCCCCTTCGCGGAACATGTCATAAATCTGCCGTACAGTCATGTCATAGCTATCGAAGGAAACGAGACGACGCTCGGTTTCCAATTGCGTTTGCAAACGCGCTAGACTCGTGCTGCTTGCCATAACTATTCCCAAGTTGAAAAGACGTGGAGTATTGTACAGCTACAGAGGAAATACGGAATAAACCCACGTTGCACCGAACGTTCACTTGCTTCGTCCGTTGACCCCTGGGGCATCATCCTCTATCTCGGTCTAACCCTGTGTCTTAATATTGCCCTGTGTAAATAGTTCTCGCGAATCAATAGGGATGAATATAAGCGATGGAGGCCAGCTTTGATGGATTAAAACATTGCAGCCCGCATCAGGATTTCTCGAATTAGCAGGGCGGACTTATGCTACCTTTACACGCTGTTTCTTAATAACAAATGCTGCCCGTGATTTGAATAGACAAACGCCCGCACAATGCGGGCGTTCGTTTTGGTAGTGGTGGTCTGCTTCTGGCCGAGGCTCTGTTTTCACACAGCCTCGGCCAGAAACTTAGCGGGGTCTGGTGTTGGCGTCCCACTTTCGCAGGCGACTAGAAACTCTGCCCACTTCGATAGTGCCACTCGGCGCTCTGGGATCTCTTCACGAACGTCGTAGATGCCTTCCATGCCCCTGAGTTTATGATTCAGCGCGATTTCTGATATGGCACTGGAAATGCCCATGTTTCGCATGTGTCCCTTCGCTGTGCTACGCGTATCGTGAGGGGTGAATCGGGTTACAGAGATATCGCCGCGCTCAAAGGCTCTAGTGATGGCGGCCCATAGCGTAGTTGGGCCGACGTGGGTGTCTCCGCCTAGGTTTCGTCGACGCCTTTCTTGCCGAGCCGGAAGCAGATACTCTGACTCCCCGGACCACTCGATTAGAGCGCGAAACCACTCCGCCACAATTGGAACGAGCGGCACCATGAAGCCAGATCTCGTCTTGACGTTCTCGTCTGGCACCCACCAAAGCCCTCGGTCAAGGAAAATATGCTCCTTACGCGCCTTCGCCAGCTCAATACCACGCACACAGGTGGCTAATAGAATTCTGAAGGCCATCGCGTTTTCTTCGCCGATGAATTCGACGCCTGGTAAAAGGATGCGCAATTCCTCTTCTGTTAGCATCACCCGCTTGCGTACCGGTGGCCTTTTCCCCTTAAGTGCTGATAGCCGAATTCCCGTGCATGGATTTGCTGCGATGATTCGCAGGCCGCAGGCGTGGTCAAACAATTTGGAGGTCGAGGTGAGGATGCGCTTGGTGATGGTCCATGTACGGTTGCAGTCGGTTAGCATTCCGACTACGTCTTGCGGAGCTACGCGATCAACCTGACGATTTCCCAAGTGCGGAAGCACTATCTGGTCGTAATCGTAGTTGCGATACTTGATTGTATTGGTCGCGTAGGAGGAAGGTAGCAAGATTTTTTCGCGAAAATCGGCCAAAAGCTCTTTCACGTTCCAGGCTGCATTGGTACGGTTTTTTTCTTCCTGCTTCTCGATAGCCGGATCTCGGCCTTCATCCACAGCCACTCTAATGGATCTCGCTTTTTCCCGAGCAGCAGATAAGGACAGGTCAGGATAATTACCCAACGTCATCTCGCGCCGCTTTCCTTGTCGGATCCGATACCGCAAAATCCATGTCGCTGTGCCGGCTGCCGATAGGGTAAAAGTCAGACCATCCCCATCGGATTTGGCTATGGCCTCACCTTTGCTAATCCAGTTACGGAGCTTGATGTCGTTGAGTAGGTGTGAAACTTTCGGCAT